ACAAACGTGGACGGGGTTGGACAGTTTTGTAAGGCCTTATAAGCCCTTACCTGATTAGGTAACTGGTTGTAACTGGTTACTTTTTTCCGATAAGCTGCTTAACAGCATCAACTTTTGACACCGGCACGCGCATTACTTTGGTAGGCTCTTTCTTGTTCTTGCGCTCTCGCTTGCCTCCCCAGGTTCCTTTAACTTTCTCTTTCATCTATAAGTTTTAACACCTTATTTGATTCTCTTTTACCGTGCACCCTGTCGATTAAATCAATCATTTGTTCAAATGACTTTGTAAATTGAAAGTAAGGTTTTCCTCCAGATTCTATCTCTTGAAAAATTTCTTCAATATTGCGCGCAACTCTCTTTCTTTCCTCTTGTAGGAAATAATCAATAATTTGGTCTTTCGTTGCATTGTAATAGATAATGTTATCTACTACAGTAGAAAAAATGCAAAACTTTTTGTTTGGCTGTTGAATAATCTGCCATCCCATAAAAATACTTTTAAAGTGTAGACGCGTATAAAATTCTTGCCTGATTGCTATTAGCCGCTTCAACGGTCTGAAGGTTATCCAGCCCTTTTATGCAGTTAATATCCAGCGTTACCACCATGATACCACACTCATCCGTGCCAACCCAATACAGTTTTGTAGTGGGTTTTTCAGTGCGCTCTATGCGCTCAAATGATTCTTTGATCGCTTTCAGTTCTTTGTCTGTTATCTCAAATATTTTCATAACCGTTTCATTTAATTGTTATGTAAATATACGCATAAATCTTGAACTTGTTACACTTTCAATATAAATATTTTTAAGCCTCTGTTTTGGGCTAATTTGCCAGCTTTTAACCCCTTCGCATCAACCCGGCCACATCGTTTTTATTCAGGAACACCCGACCGCCAAGCCGGTATTTCTGTAGCTCACCCTTCTCCATGAGCTTGTACAGGGTCGAGCGACCGATCTTGTTTTTAAGCTCGTAAAGGGCTTCTTTGATCGTGATGTAATCTGCCATATCGTGGTTAGTTGTTGTCATAATCTGTTCATCAGCGCGGTAATCCGGGCCGCGTCCCATGCGTGGTTTTTATCGTCAACAGGATCATCGAGCGTGACCATGCTGCCGTTTACCTTGGCCCTCGCTTTCTTGTACCCGGATTGCTCTGTCCGCCATGGCGCGCAGTCAATCAGGTGAATTTTGTATTTCTTGAGTATTGCTATTCCGTCCTTGATTGAACCGCGGTAAGTATTCGCCGCCCGAACCTTGAAGCCTTCGCGCCTGCAGTCTGAAATCATGCTCCGGCCTCCGCTGTCTCCGGAAGGGTCGGCCCATACTGTATCTTCCTGGGTGATGTGTTGCTTTAACAGGGCCAGCAAATCATTCGATGATGGCGTTGGCTGATAGAACTTTATCTCCGCGTAAAGCTCTGTTCCGATTACCCCGACTTTCACGAGCACGGAAGGGGACATGGTATATCCGAAATCCAATCCCCAGTACACCTTCTCGCAGTTTTCCGGGAATTGTTTCAACCATGTAACCTTCGGGAAGATGATGCCGTCAGGGTCACGTCTGAGGCCCATACCGTAAACGTCCCACATGTACGGGTCGGCGGTGCCGGTCTTTTCGTTGTAGATGCAGCGCTTTAATTCAGCGATGTCCTCGGCCGGGAACCTGTCCGGGTTTTTGTCCACGTCATACCTGCGCGCGCGCTCGATAGCCTGATGCTTTTTGGTTTCATCCTCCAGGTCGGAACCGAAGAATACCGCGATCTTGGAAGATTCCACCGGCTGATATCCTTCAATGGCAAGGCGTTCATTGGGGCTGATGAATGGATTGTCTTTGTAAGTTGTGCGGATTTGGGCTACATCGTTACGCGTGAGAATCTTTGTGAATACGTAGCTGTCCGCATACTTCGGGTTAAAGTCGCCCCACCAGAACTTCCGGCAGCGCTGGATTGCCTGGTTAACGATCTCTTCCGGAATGTCGAGCATTTCGTTGAAGTACAGGTAATCGCAACCGGCCCCGAGTACTTTGCTGATGTTGTTGGTACTGTCTGCACCGAGCAGGTTGATTTTATTCCCGAACAGTTTAAAGCTCGTTACCTCCTGTTTCCGGTCGAATGGGTTAGGCGCTCCGAATGCTGTCAGGCGTTTGTTTAAATCATCGTACAGGGTTGTCTTAAAACTATTGTACGTCTCGCGGAAGATGTTGAAGGTTGCCCCGGTTTCGTTGCGGGCGCATACCTTGATTTTGAAATCAACTGATGCGGTGGTCTTTCCGCTGCGGGATGATCCCTCCAGGATGGCACCGGAAGGAATGTCCTCCTGCTGGCATATTTCCCTGAAATTATCGTAGGAGATTACCTTGGCTTCATACTGCTTTAGAAGCTCATTCCTCCTTTCGAATTTGAGTGATCGGTTTAAGAAACTAAGATTAGGATTTATCAGCCTGCCCATATTTTACCCGTGATCGCTTTCGCGTTCTGAGGTATTATGAGGTTTACTGACTGGTTTGAGGGTTTTTGATATACGAGATTACACTAGGAATCCCGAGGCTTTATTTCGCTTCGTTCAATTCATCTTCGGGAGGGAACATGTCGTCCACGGTCTTACGGTGATCATTCAAATTTACGTCTGTTTGTTCTTTCAGGCCCAAATCCCGCGCTATGATGTTAGCGTTGAAAAAGCCAGAAGCGGCACCCGAAAACTTCTGCTCGTAAATCACCTCCTCGATTTTTGCAATGATCGTAGAAAAATCATTTGATTTCGCCTGTCCTGACGGCATTGATGCTTTAAACTGCCTGAAATAAGCGGTATTACAGTCAAGATAAAGGCATAGTCCCTGAAGGGTATACGGTCTTTTTACCGGTATTTGAATCATTTCCACGCTTGATCCTGCTGCCATTCCGTGACTTACAACCATTGGCTTGGATTCCATCCACGGATTTTCGTCTACCCACTGGAAATATTCACAGGCAGCTTCCCAAAGAGCTTCCGCATCGGCAAAGAGTCTATCCCGGCCGTGCTTGCTCCTTAATTTCCAAAACTGATTTCCTTCCGGTGCGCTCATGATGATCTCATTTTAAAAATTCAAAAAGGTATTCGTGTTCCTTCAATACATCGTTTGCAACTTCGGTGTTTCCTTTTGCTGCAAGGTATTTTCCATCTTTTCCGATCTCACGTATTTGGCTAAGAAATCTACCTTTCCCTTACGCTGAACTCTCCATACCGCGCCTTCAGCGGGTTCTATTGCCCCGTGGTGTCCAAACTCACCAAGTCTTTCCATTACGCCATTAATGCTGATTGGATAGCCGTAATGCAATAGCGTTGGAATTTCAAAACCGAATGATTTTACTCTGTCAGCAAAATACAAGTAGGGGAGTCGCTCTTTTCCGGTCATTATGTCGAAAATCACGAAAGGCTCATGATTAAGCTTGTACTTGGTTCCTACTGCGGTTAACAGCCATTCTCCACAGGCACGCTCTCCCTCCGCGAGAAGACAATCGAAACGGCCAGCCTCGCGTTCGACCCATGCCTTGAAAGCGTGATGTGTTTTGTATGGTGATGTTTCAGCCAAATATCCAGCCCTGGTGATTGCAAGAATTTTCCCGTTAACTTTTGCAACTCCTACATTTCCACCATCCAGCTTTTCCTGAACGATAATACAGTCGAGTTTGTCACGCTGTTTTTCGGTGCAAATAGCTACTTGTCCCGCTTCCGCATGATGATCTGCGGGGCCAAGCCTGCTACCAATCAGGTGCGGTATTGATCCGTAATTCTTTATTCCTAATGGCTTCATGCTGATTTCATTTTACTGTTTTTGGCTTGGTTACATACTCATATCTCGGTGATTTCTTTCCTAAAAGATGTAGTCAGAGAACCATCCTGTAAACGGTAAAACCCAGTACAAGATTGAATATTGGTACTCTATGTGATAGTTTTTAACATTCCCGCCAATGGTTCCATCAATTGATGCGTGGGTCATGTTAAAGCCGGTTATTACTTTGGTTTCGTGTCTGCAGATCCTTACAAAGAATAACTGCACGATGTAGTTGGCAAGTTGTAGCTTCGTCATAATTAAGCACTTTTCATTTTACTGTCATG